ACGTTCTGTATATCTACAAAGTAAGAAGCAAATACGGAGCCTATAACAATTACACGGGAAGAGAAGTAAATGCCAGCTACGTAAACCAAACAACGAAGGAAATAGTAGGAATCTCAGGCTTTATCAGCGGAATTGTATTTTACGCCGAAGAAAAGGACTGCTTTTACAAACTGAACTGTAGCACCAGCGGCACACTGAAGACTTCAAAGGCAAAAACCCTGATCAATCCGACGTGGGAGGCAGTCAGCAGCGTAAACATCGAAGAATTAACTCCGTCCTTCAACCAGCCGTCGACGTACACCTATCACGCTTTGATGTCAGCTTACCATTGTGGGGCAAATATAATTGCTTTTTTTGCACTGGTGAACGCTGCTTTCTCTGGTGCGGGAACCACGATGTATAGCGGATATATGGTATACAGGTATTCTGCGGACTACGGTGCAACATGGGAAAACGGGAAGGTAGTTTCCTACAAAACCGATAGTTACTCGCTCGACAACTATACGAACGGCAAATACGAAAACGGGCTTTTAGTGCTTTCGGAAACCGCAAGCGAATCTGAAAGTGCTGGTCGAACGGAAAAGATCATTGCGATCAGCGCTCCAGCATCCGGCCCGGTATATGGAGACGTACTGGGGAGCGGCGTCGACAGTATTGCACTATCGCCGGACGGGGGAGCGGCATACATATCATCAAATGGGCTGGCGTACTGCGATTATAGCGCGGCGGGAAAAGAAATCCCTACCATCGGGACGGACACAAGAAGCAATGCCTACATCAAGGCGCTGGAGGAATAGCCATGCGGGATAGAATCGGCACAAATGATCTTGCAAACGGCGCTGTCCGGTATGGGGTGTATGACGCGGCGGGAAGCCTTCTGCGGTATGAATGGCTTCGCCCGGATGACGAGCCGCTGGAGGCCGGGACGCCGCTCACGGCCGGAAACCTGCTGACGGCACAGAGCGCTGCAAAGATCTGGCGAGCGGGCGACGCACCGGCGAACCCGATGGTAAATGAGGCATTCGGGAAGCTGTCGGAGCCGAATTATCACGTCGGCGATATCCTTACGACCGTCCGCGTCCTCTCCGCCCCGTGGCACGCGTGCGATGGCTCAACCTTCGATCAGACTGCATACCCGGCCCTCTACGCCGTCCTCGGCGGCACGACGCTGCCAAGCATCAGCTATTCAAGCGACACCACTACCTACATCAAAATGGCGGACGATTAGCCCGGCAAATAAAAGAGAAAGGTACAGAAAAATGGAAACCAAAACCATCATCGTCACCCTCGCCTGCGCCGTGCTCGGCTCGTCCGCGCTGACGGCGGTCGTCAATGCCGTCGTCAGCGCGATACAGAAAAAGCGCGGCAAGGCCACAACGCAGGAGGCGCACCTTGCAGAGATCGACAAAAAGCTCGGGAAAATGCAGGAGCATCAGGACGAGCAGTATCTGGCGATCCTCCGGCTGACCATCATGTCAGAGGAAATGCCAATGGCTGAGCGGCTGATTGCCGGGCAGAAATACGTAAAGCTGGGCGGGAACGGCGATGTAAAAAAGTTTTTGCACCAGCTGGAGGCGCAATGCGGGCATAGCAGTGCGCAATAAATTGGGAGGCAGATATGCGGGTAAAAGGCAAGTGGAGCAAGGGCGAAATGGCGCGAACCATTGTGTTGTATCTGCTCCAGCTCATCACGACGGTAATTGTCTGGGCCTGCGCTCTGAAAACCGTCGCCGTCCTAATTGCAGTCATCCGCAGCCCGGAGCTCGGCGCGTCGGTAGACCTGTCCGACGTGCTCGGATTTACAGGTTGGGCAACCATCACAGAGCTTGGCCTGCTTGCTTTCAAGCGGGTTTTTGCAAAAAAGAATGATCCGGTAGAATAACGAAAGGGGTACACAATATGTATAAGCGAGTGAATTTTGAACCGATGGATAAACACCTGTCGGAAAGCATTCGGGGGAAGCTTGAAGAAGCGGAAGCGCTCATCATGCAGCTCCCGGCGGGAAGGAATAGAAGTATCGCCCTGACAAAGTTGGAAGATACAATGCTTCGTGCGAACCTCGCAATCTCTGACGCGGTTGCGACGAGAAGCGAAAGCGAAACAAAGGACTGAAAGGAGCATACATATGGAAAACATCAAGAAGCGGCTCGGCAATCTGCTGAGCGTCAAATCTATCGTCACACTGGTGCTGACGGCGGTATTTGCGTACATGGCAGTCGCCGGGAAAATCTCGCAGGACTTTATGATGGTGTATACCGTCGTGATCGCGTTTTACTTTGGCACACAGAGCCAGAAAGCGCAGGACGCGATTGACAACGCCACGAAGGAGGATGCGCAGAAATGAGCATCAAGATCGGGCAGGCCAGTCTCGGCGAGACGGGCGGCCGCAATCAGCAGCCCGGCAATCAGACCGGGCGGGAGCTGAATATCTCCAACTGGTACAATGGCCGCTGGCTCGGCATCTTGCGCTACAAGAGCCGCAAAAAGGCCGAGCGGGCCGCGCAGACGTGCGAGGCGGCCATTAAGAACCGGAACATCGGCTACGACATGGACAACAGGAACACGGCGTATGAGGCAGCCAGAGCCGTCGGCTGGGACGTGAGCAGGATCACAAAGCCAGTGGAGACGGACTGCTCCGCGCTCATGATGCTCTGCGCCGTGGCCGCAGGCTGCGCGTCGGTAGAAGCGCTCTACCGTCGGCAGGGCAACAGCTGCACGACATACTGCATGCTGCACGATTGGCCAGCAACGGGAGATTTTGTGCTGCTGACCGGCAGCAAGTATCTGACGACGGACGCGAATCTCCTGCGCGGGGACGTACTGGTAAGCGAGGGCCATACCGTGATGGCCCTCGAAGATGGAAAAAATGCAGAGGAGGAAACCGAAATGGTAGAAAAGAGCAAGATCATCGTCGACGGAAAGGAAGTCGCCGTTGAGCGTATCCTGAAAAACGGTACGAACTACGTAAAGGTGCGCGATATCGCCGCCGCGCTGGATCTCGAAGTCGGCAATAAAGGAAATATTGCCGTGCTGAAGCACAAGGAAAAGTAAGGAGGCGGGGCGTATGTCGCCGCAGGCGCGGGCCAAGCTGCCGCCAGAGCTGGGCAGGCTGACCAGAAAGGATATGGAGGCCGTAATCTATCAGGCCAATCTTGGCCGGGAAAATGAGAAGATCGCGCAGCTCTATTTTGTGGATAAGCTTCCCCAGGTAGACGTTGCGACAGAGCTGTTCCTGGGCCGCGCCACGGTACAGCGCCGCCTACCGGAGATCATGCGGGAGATGCAGCGGACATCCAGCAAACTGTATAACTGAGATAAGCGCCGAGAAATCGGCGCTTATTTTTAAAAATTTCTGCATTTTCCTCTTGACAATTACACGCATTGCGTGTATAATAAGGCCATAAGATAAAGCAAGGCGATAAGCCGGAAAGAGGTACATCATGGAAACCAAGATCATCAACAACCGTTACGAACTCATTGCTTGCACTGCCATTGCCACCGAGGCTGGTGACACGGAAGAACAGTCCGCGATCCTCTGCCGCGATATGGATGCCTGCCTGGGCGATGCATTCTGCGTGTACTTTGGCTACACGCTGGACGAACTTGCAGACAGCATTGAAGACGCTGACTATCCCGATTTCAGCGACGATACACTCGCCACCGTCCGCATCGACGGTCAGCCCATCAGCGCGTACTGCTTCTGATCGTTAGAAGCAGAGAATCCGCTTCGGTGTTCCAGCACCGAAGATGAAGCAAAACAAAATACGGCACAAAATTGGAGGATGGAAGACATGTTTAATATCGTTTCCGCGTGGGGAGCGCAGACAAATCTCCACTATAACCCGGACACTGCAAATAATGGTGGTGGCTACTGGCAGTATGCTGGGGGTATTGTGGCCGACATAGGTGGTCAGCTCGTCACCGTTGAAGTCGACGATATGTCCTGCGGTGATTTTGGCAGCCGCGTGTATTTTTCCGTGACTGCTGATGGCTTCTGCTGGAATTTTTCAGACGGCACAATGGACGGTGCGTCCGTTGACACCTCGGAGGATGTCTTGGGCGTTCTGCGGTCCATCTCCGGCGTTCTGGGCGTGGACGCCGAAGCGCTGATTTCTGCCGCGTTGGATGCGGCGAACATCTGCGCGTGGGAGGTATGCTATGCCGACTGACGTCCAGCGCCGTGCTCACGGTTGAAAAAATATAAGGAGGTACCACCATGAAACTCACACCCGCAATCCGCGCTGCTCTCTACGCCGAAACCGGCGCATACACCGACCGCGACGCCTATGTCTCCGATATGGCGCTGTCCAGCGTCTGGGGCGACGCCGAAGACGCCGAGGTTCCGGCGGAGCGGCTGGCACTGCTCGGCGGGATCTGGGACGGCGCGCACTGCACGATTCCAGAGCTGATCAAGATGTACAGCCTGACGCAGACCGGATTTGCGCAGTATTTTGGAATCCCGCTGCGCACCGTGCAGGACTGGTGCGGCGGGCGGCGGGGATGCCCGCCGTATGTGGCCGCGATGGCGGCGGAGATTCTGGCTGTAAACGAACAATAACAAAAACTAAGCCCGTGGAATAACCACGGGCTTAAATTCTGAACCAAATTGATACACAACTGAGGCACAAGAAGCCGCAAAAAGGCCCATACTGGATACATCAAAGGAGTGTTCGGTATGGGCTTTTCTTATTTCAATCCAAACCCCGCCGGGCAGAAGGTCGGGGACTGCACCGTCCGGGCCATCGCAAAGGCGACCGGGAAGAGCTGGGACGAGGTGTATATCGGCCTGTGCCTGCAAGGGCTGATCATGGGCGATCTGCCAAGCGCAAACAGCGTATGGAGCGCTTACCTCCGGCAGCAGGGATTTACGCGGAACGTGATACCGAACACGTGCCCGGACTGCTATACCGTCGCGGATTTCTGCGCAGATCATCCGCGCGGCGTGTATGTGCTGGCGTTATCAAGCCACGTTGTGTGCGTGGAGGATGGGACTTATTTTGACACGTGGGATTCTGGGAGTGAAATTCCACTGTTTTATTGGGCAAAGGAGGAAACATGATGTTTGGACAACAGCCGTATGTGTATCAGCAGCCGATTTACAATCAGCCGCCCATGCCGCAGATGCAGGAGCCGCAGATGCAGATGCGTCCGCAGTATCAGCCCGCGCCGCAGATGCCAGCTTATCAGCCGCAGCCACAGCAGCCGCAGAACCAGTCGATCATCTGGGTTCCGAACGAGCAGGCGGCGAACGACTTCATTGTAGCGCCTAACAACGCCGTTACATTGTGGGATATGAATGCGCCTGTCGTGTACGTGAAAAAGGCCGACGCGAGCGGGAAACCGGCCATGACGACCTACGACCTTGTAGAGCGCGCACAGGCCGTTATAACGCCCACGGCGGCGCGAAAAGGCATGATGGAGGAATACGTGACGCGCAAGGAGTTCGACGAGCTTGTGGCGAAGCTGGCCGCTCCAAGCGTCAGACCGCGAAAGATGAAGGAGGCGGACAATGAACCCACTGTTTAATGCGCTCGGCGGCGGACAGATGCCCGGCCAGATGGGGCAGTTTCAAAATATGGTGCAGCAATTCCGGCAGTTTCAGCAGACGTTTCAGGGCGACCCGAAAGCAGAGGTAGAAAAACTGGTACAGAACGGGAAAATCACGCAGCAGCAGCTGAATCAAATGCAGCAAATGGCTGTGCAATTCCGGCAGCTGCTCGGATAAAACGAATCTTAATTCGTGGCCACGATTGAGATAAATTTCAAAATCTACGAAAGGAGAATTTTATGAGTCTTACTGATGGCGGCATTCAGCCGACTATGCCCGTCCAGCCTGCCAATAACTACGGCGGCGGTATGGGGATGTGGGGTGATAACTGGATCTGGATCATTGTGCTGTTTTTGTTCGGCTGGGGACGCAACGGCAACGGCTGGGGCGGCAATGGCAGCGGCGGCGTGATGGACGGTTACGTGCTGACGTCCGATTTCGCAAGTGTTGAGCGTAAACTCGACAGTATGGCAAACGGCATTTGCGATTCCACGTTTGCCCTGAACAATGCCATTACCGGCGGCTTTGCTACGACCACGCAGGCCCTCAACAGCGGTTTCCAGAACGCCGAACTTTCTCGTTGTAATCAGCAGGCCGCGCTTATGCAGCAGCTGAACAACATGGCGATGCAGGCACAGGAGTGCTGCTGCGAAAACCGCGCTGCAATCGCCCAGGTGCGCTACGACATGGCGACGCAGGCGTGTGACACCCGCAACACCGTGCAGAACACCACGCGCGACATCATCGACGCGATGAACTGCGGCTTCCGCAGCATCGACCAGCGTCTGACGGCGCAGGAGCTTGCGGCGAAGGACGCGAAGATCGCCGAGCAGAACCAGCAGCTTTTCGGATACCAGCTGGCGGCATCGCAGGCGGCACAGAACAATTACCTTGTTTCCACGCTTCGCCCGAGTCCCAGCCCGGCCTATGTTGTAGCGAATCCGTACTGCTGCAACAGTGGTTACAACTACGGCTGCGGCAACTGCGCGTAACAACTCCATATCGTAGAGCTTTTTCGTGGCCTCACGAAAATGGTCGGCCCCCATTGCCGATACTCGATAGCAACGCGGCGGGGCAATCGTCCCGCCGCTGTATTTTTTATGAAAGGAATGATTTTATGGCTGAATTTACATCATCCGGGATTCAAACTGTCGCCGCTGGGCAGAACGTCCCGCTGATCTCCACGGCGGCTTGCGGAAAGCCGTGCATCGTACATCGCGAAGGAAGCGGGCTCGTTACGCTGCGCGGGCTTACGCAGCAATGCAAGGCAAAGTTCCGCGTATCCTTTGGCGCGAATATCGCTATCCCTACAGGCGGAACAGTAGGCACCATTACCGCTGCGCTTGCAATCAACGGCGAACCTCTGAGCAGCGCCACAGCGGCCGTAACCCCTGCGGCTGTTGAGAACTATTTCAACATCTTCGTTTCCACATTCGTGGAAGTCCCGCGCGGCTGCTGCCTGACTGTAGCGGCGAAGAACACCAGCGCGCAGGCGATCAGTTTCGCAAATAGCAATATGATCGTCGAGCGCGTATCGTGAAAGGAGGATGCAATATGTACGATTTGAGAAACCTGCGTGAAATGCTCTGCAAAGAGCTTGACGAAATCGCCGACAAGCGTGAAATGTCTGCGGGCGATCTGGACGCGATCCAGAAGCTGACGAGTTCCATCAAGAATACCTACAAGATCGAGATGGCTGAAGACGGCGGCTATTCCCGCGATGGCGAGTGGGAGGCGGATATGCGCGGTACTTACGGCCGGGGCAGCTCTTACCGTGGCCGCCGCCGTGACGCAATGGGCCGCTATACCCGCGCTGATGCCCGCGAGCATATGCGCGCGCAGCTGGAGGATATGATGCGCGACGCGGACGACGATAAAACCCGTGACGCGATCCGCCGCTGCATGGAGCAGATCGAGCGGGCATAAGGGGGATATGATATGCTGGATAAAGCCGAGATCCGCAAGGAGATAGCGCGGCTGGAATATGAGGAATCCAGCTATCCCAATTATGCCAAACTGGCAGATCTTTATGTGATACGCGATAAGATGCAGGAAGAGGAACGGGGCGACGGCGGTAGGTATGTGGGTTCCTACTCCGGCGCTCCCGCCCCTGTGACCGCAGAACCGGCTACCGTGGGCGAGTACGGGGACAGTGAGTTTTTACTTGCGGTAGCTGGGAAAGACCCGGCAAAGGCTTGGGCGGTCGTTGATGAACTTATGGACACATTATCGCTTGTGAACCGAAAAGTCTATGATTCTGTGCTGCGGAAAATAAAGTCCATGTAGCAAAAAACAGGGGAGCCCCTCGCATTGCGCTTAATTTGTAGCATACAATGTATCATACAGGAAATGATTTTATGTTACATAGCGTGTCATAATGTGATTTTTCGCTTTTTGGGAATACGCGGAAAATAGGGCAAAAAGCATAAAAAAGTACCGGTTTTAGCTGCTTTCAAGCTAAAACCGGTACTTTGGCGCGGAAGGAGAGATTTGAACTCTCGCGCGCTTTTTAGACGCCTACTCCCTTAGCAGGGGAGAAAAAACCATTGAAAACACTGGGGAAATTGGCATTTGTAACATATTTTGTAGCATACAGAATTCACTCTGGCGAGTCGTTTTGCAACTGATTTACGGCATCGACCATGCCTTTCATGTCCGGGTGTACGTACCGTTGGGTAGTCGTTATCTTCGTGTGGCGCATGATTTCCTTGATCGTAAACGGGTCGATGTTTTTCATCGCGAGGGCTGTAGCGGTTGTATGGCGGCATGAGTAAGGTGGTAGCTTTTGCACTCCGGCGAGCTCCAAACACTCATAATATCTCTTGTAAAAATTATCTTTGTTTATGCAGCAGATATTTCCGACGCGCGATTTGCTTTCTTCGCATAGTTCATGCAGCACCGGCGCAACGAAATCCGGGAAGACCATAGGCGTTTCCTTCCGCTTCCTTGTCTTTATGCCGCCTCGGACGATCTCATTCTTTTCAAAGTCAATCATATCTTTCTTGAGCTTCAGAAGCTCACCGGGCATCATGCCGGTATAAATCATCGTTAAAATAAACCCAATGAAGTGGTCTTTTGCATACGCTTCCCATAGCTTTTTTACGTCGGCGTCGGTAAACGGCTCCGGCGTTTTTTCTTCAAGCTCCGGAAGCTTTATGTACTTTGCAAGATTCACGGTAGTCTGCTTTTCAGCAATCGCGAGATTGTAGCAATGGGAAAGGACTGTTTTCATGTCCTTCCGCGTGTAATAGGTGCTGGCGTTGCGGTCGATAACATCCTGTATCTGCGCGATGGTAAGCGCGTCGATCTCACGGTCGGCGATTTCTTTCATGCGCTCGAATGCCTTTTCCGCCGCGCCCTGACGATCAGCCGATAAGGATAGATAATCCCCACGCAGATATGTTTTGTAGTATTCTCTGAGAGTGGGGCTTCGCTGCTCTTCCTTCGGAGGGTTTGCAGCATATTGGAGGGCGGCGCGCTTTGATGTAAACCCGCCTTTTGTTCGCATCCTTTGCCGAAGCTTGTCGTTTTCGTCCAGGTAAGTTCTTTCTGTCCAACGCGCCGTCCACGTCTTCCCTCGCTGGTAAGCGCTTCCCTGCCCGTTCCCGCGTGTCCGGTTTCGCCGCGCTTCCTGTTTTTTTCCGCACCAGCAACAGTAGGGCGCGCCGTCTGGGATTTCTTTTTTACACTTGATGCACTCCATGTTTCCCTCCACGTTCTTTTCGGATCGCGTAGAAAGTAATTGCCGAAGCCAGCGCTGAACCTACGATCAGGGCGATACACGCCCATGCGGTTACGGACAAATCTCCGTTTCGAATGAATCCTGCATTACGAATCTGCGCATCCGCCACAAGGCAGGCAATCAGGGAAAAGGAGAGCAGCATACAAAACAGGGCGAGGACGTAACACATTGTATGTGTAGACTTTATCTGTGCGCTTTGCGCGGCCGCTGTTGCCTCCAGCTTGGCGTTTTCAAGCTCGACATGATGGATCTGCTTGGTCAGCTTTTCCGGGCTTCCGACGGGATTTTCAAGGCCGAACAGCTCGTCGAGCGACAACCCGAGCGTTTTGCATAGCGCAGCCGAGTTATAAAGCCGTGGATCCGCTTGTGTTCCAGCGTATAATCGGCTCACGGCAGAGAAGGAAACGCCGGACTCGTTCGACAGCTCCTCCAACGTCATCCCGCTTGCATCTTTTGCCCTTCTGATCTTCCCCTGATACGCGCCGATAAACGGAGCGAGATCCTGTATTGCGGACATGATTACGCCTCCATTCGTAAGTTTCAGTTTTATTTCTTACATTTTCCATATAAAAATGCAAAACATGTGACAAGAACGCAGGATTCGCCCTTTTCTTACAAACATTATCTGGTACAATGAAAACGTAGCAGATAGTTCCTGAATTCGGCATCTGCTGAAATGGCCCCACCGTATGTTCCAGATACGATGGGGCCGGTCAAACCAAATATTATATCAAATCATCAGTCCCATAAACTGTACACCATCTGGTTCCTGATTCCCAAAAATAACGCGGTCTGTTTGTTTATAATGCCATGTTGATTTTTAGAACAATCGTTCTATAATAAATGTCAGGAGGAAAAAATATGGAGTGCATCAATATCCGGGTAAACAATGGGCGGGTCGACGTGACGGTCGACGGTGCGAAGCTGACAGACGTGCATAGCGTCAGCGTGGACTACATCAGGGGCATTCCGCTCCTGTTTTCCTGCGTCGCGGACGTAGGCCGGGAACAGGACGATCGGCGGGAACCGAGAATCCTGCACTGAATTTATTGTGCGTCCCTCGAGTTCGCTTCCTCCAGCACATTTCCGGCCTGGTCTACAAACTGCACACGCACGTTGTCGGCCGGAGTTCCGTTGAATGCGTTGTACATACCGCCGTACATATAAAATGCCAGTGTAAGGAGTGAGTCCTGAAGCCCAACCACATCAGTAGAAAGCGTTACAGTAAAGGACGTGTAATCGCTGGACGCTTCGGCGGAAATGACGTTTGGGTAGTCAGAGGAACCGGCCATGTCCGCAAGCTGGGCGTCAATGTTCTGCGCCAGCTCCTGCATAAGCTCTTTGTGTCGCTCCGCTGTCATAACGTAGGTCGCGGAGCCGTCAGGATTCAGCTCTATAGACAGAAGCCCGTCTGTTTCCTTTACCTTTTCGTCCAATGCCTGCTGCGTCGCATCTTCGCCGATAAAGTCGGCTGGGATCGTGAGCTTGATCTTATTGCCCCATGTTTTTTCAGCCGTTATCGGTGTGGTTGCCGTTTCCCCGGTCTGTGCGTCGTCTTCCGTCTTTGCCGACTCCGATGCGGAGATTGTATCCGGCTCCTGCCTCTTGATCGGCTCGGCTGGCTTCTTCGTGGGCTTTGATGCGATAAGGACAACTGCCAGCACAACGGCAGCGAACGGAACAGAAAGAATCGCGATTTTTTGAACCGAAATCATCTTTTTGTTTCTTGCGCCGCATTCCGGACAGACGCGGGCGCTTGCATTGATTTGCGTTCCGCAGGAGCGGCAGATCATCTTTCGGTTCGGCGTGTCACAGTGCGGACAATACTTCAACTTCTCGTCAAAATTCTCCCCGCAGCGCGGGCATCTTACAAAATATGTATCCTTTGGCATATAACAAACCTCCGGTTTTGTAATGTACTATAATTTTATCACCAGAGTTTTACAGGCTCAAGGTCAAAACTGCACAAAAAGAGATGCAGAAATTTGGGAGTTTAGAGAAGGAGGACGCAAAAATGACTTGTGTTCAGGGTGATCTGTGCTATAATAAGGGTGAAGAAATTGCGCCCGCTGATATTGGCTTTCAGTATTTAATGGAACTTACATCAGAGGAAAAACTAGAACTAATTAGAATGTGGAAGGAGCGAAACAATGTTTCTGAGCAAGGAAAAGTACGATAATATTATGCTGCAGTTGTGCAGAATCAGGACTGAAATTTCTACAAAAGATGAGTGCGGAGAAGCGTGCCGGATGTGCGAACACGCGATCGGCGCGGCCAGCCCAGGCGGCGACATCGTGCTTGTCTGCGAAAAAAAGCTTAAAGCAGTTTGCAGCGACTTTAGCCCTCGGATCCTGACAGACATTTGTTCAGGAAATTCCAGAAATGTTCAGACGTAAGCATCCCGAGCAGGAATGAGATTACTGCAATCACTAAATCATGGATTCGACTAGCCTTTGTGGACTTCTTCCGCTGATCAATATACGCCAAGTAGTCCTTCCCGCGTTCTTCTATTTCAATTGCGCAGGACGCGCCAAACGATAACACAGGGACACCATCTTTGCTGGGGATTGGGTGCAGATTTGCAAGTCCAAAATGTTTCAGCCTATTTGCGGTCTGGAAAATATCATCCGTCGCAAATATTCTGCTATCTGCCAACGCTTTAAGCATTTTTCTTTCGTCTTTGCTCAACTCGATTTCCGAAAACGGAAGGTTGCTTGCATCATCCATTCTGCTTTCTCCGGTTCTTTAGCATACGTGCCATTTCGAGCAAATCACGTCGCTCATTTTCATCCGCAGAACTCCAAATTTCACGGAGTTCTGCGGTTTCGCTATCTTCGGCCTCATCCTTCGGGATGGGGTCTTTTTTTATGCCTTTGCCCATCAGTTCTTCTACTGTTACGCCGAAGTAGTCGGCGATTTTTTGCGCATTTACGTCAGAGGGTTTTGTCTTCCGCGCTTTCCAACAGCTTATTGTTGATTTGTCAATTCCGAGTTCTCGGCCAACGTATGCAGGGGTTTTGTTTACAGAAGCGCAAAGCGCAACAAAGTTGTCATAAAACACAATAATACACCTCTGGAATTGTTAAATACGACGAAAGTTGAATTAGTTTGCAAATAGCGGTTGACAGTTGAGAATGTTTGATGTATTATTGCCTTGTGGTTGAAAAAGTTTGCAACAGACTAGACCCAAGCAAATCAACGCTTGCGCCAATGCTAATGTGTTTCTCGCAAATTCATAGTAGCACAAACAGTAAACAATTTCAACAACAAATTTCAAAAGTTGACTGCGGCGAAAAGAAAAGCCGCCCGTGGTTCGTTCACGAGCGGTTTCCCCCAGAGTTGTTTACCAGAACGCGCTGCACAGGATGGTCGTCTGCATTACTTCGCATCCGTCCGAATTGGTAGAGTTCTTTCCACCGGCTTGGCAATGCCATCCTGACACAAAACGAACTTACGCTTCTATGACGCGCCGCTCACTTTGGCAGTTCTGGCGCTGCCCCTTGCCCTAACGCATCACGCCGTTTCTTTGGTCTGGAACTGGCAAGTTCAAAAGTTTGGTCATGACAACCACCTCCTGAATTTACCTAAAAGGGCTAATGGCAGTATAGCACGTCCGGGGCGTTGCAGTCAACAATTTTAACAGAATGGAGGTGTGTATATGCCTGAAAAATGGACAGGCGTACTGATCGGGAAAATGCACAATGCGCGTGTTTCATACGACGATCTTGCCGCAGAGCTTGGACTTACAAAAGGCTATCTGTCCTTGATCTTGAACGGGAAAAGAAATCCGCCGGGTGCGAGGAAGCGCTTGGAAGGCGCGGTTAAGGCCGTGATCGAACGAAGAAAGGAGGAAAAATGACGCTGGACGATATCCGGGCAATGTCAAAGCCCACAATCCTCGCAAGCGAGGCGGCGCAGGTGCTCGGCTGTACCCCGCAATGGCTTCGCTTGATGGCGAGGGAACAGCCTGAAAAGCTGGGCTTTCCGGTCTGCTGCACAAGCAAGCACAGAGTGAAGATCCCGAGAGAGCCGTTTTTGCGGTTTCTCGGAGCATGAGGAGGAACAAATGAACGTCAGAACCGCCGGGAACAGGAACAGAAGGAGGATGCAACATGGCGGAAGTGAAGACCTACACCCTGACGCTGAATGCGCAGGAGCTGCATGATCTGATCGAGGCGGCGCTGGTCTGCGAGTGCCAGGCGGCGCAGATCATTAACGGACTCAAGCGCAAGGGGCTTGACCTGGACGCGCAGAAGCTCGTGACACAAAATGCCCGTCTGGCGCGGATCGTCAGGCGGATGCAGGAGACGAAGGAGGAAACCAATGGATAACGGGAAGGTACACGTCGAGATCGGCATGGACGGCAAAAAAACGGTATCTGCGCTATCCGGCAGCGCGCTGGAACTGAGCGCTGCTGCCGCGCGAATCCTGAACATATTTTATGCCGCGTTCTGCCAGCGGGGAATAGGCGAGGAATTCAAGGAAACTATGCGCTACTGCGTGAACCGGGAGGACAGCCCGGTATGGAGGAAGGAGTTGGCAGAATGAGAACCAATCTTGCAGAGCGGAGGATCGGATATGAGCCGCCGGAAATTCCTGAAGGGGAAAGCCTGGAGGAGCGCCGGGAACGGCTGCGGGAGGAATTGGAGGCCCGCAAGGCGGCGCGGCGGATCGTCAAGGGCCTGTGCCTTTGGGTGAGCGGCGCAGCGATGATCCTGTCAGCAATGGCAGGGACGGCGGAAATGACGTATGAATGCGTCGTGACTGGCTTCGTCGCGCTCGTCACACTCTTGTATGGGCTGGCGTAACAAAAAATGACCCCTGCCGCGCGGCAACGCGACAGAGGCCAAAAGGAAACTTAAGACGCCTTTATTATAGGGCAGAAAGGAACCTATGTCAAGTTTAACGGATTCCCGCGTCCGGCACGGTGCGAAAGCCTGCGTCGATGCGGTACATCGGGCCGACTACCCGAAGTTTAACAAATGCCTGCTTTCTCAGTGCGAAGCGCCGGAGAAATACGGCGTGCAGCTTGTTCCGGAGGCAGCTGCGGCGATCAAGGCGCTGGACGCGCCCAAGAACCGCGCAGATCGCCGGAAGAAGACGAACCGGTATTATTTCCGGCTGACGGACGGCGGCGCAGAAGTTCTGCAGCAGCTCTGCGAGGCTATGCACTGTGCAAGCGTGCAGAGCCTGTGCGAAAAGCTCTTGGAAAAGGAGGCGAAACGCCGTGGGATACGATGGTGAGAACCTCTATCTCGGCATCGACGAGCCGGAGCCGAAGACCGTCGGCCAGTGCGCATACTGCCGGGAAGACATCTATGAAGGAACTGAGTGCTTCTGCTGCAACGGAGTGCTGGTACATACGGAGTGCTTCGGGGACTATGTAAGGGATGAATACAGCGACTCGGAGCTGGCCGGGGCGCTGGGATTTGAACAAAAGACAGCATGAATGAAGGAGGAAACATTATGGAAAATGCAAAAGGCTACAAGGCATTTGCGCCCGGTATGATCTGCCGAGGCAAGCAGTATGCCGAGAACACGGACTACGAAGAGGCAGATGGCGCGATCTGCGGCAAAAGAATGATGCACTACTGCGTCAACCCCTTCGATACCCTTAACTTCTACGATCTCGTAGGTGAAAACGGGAAGTTTTCAGATTTCGCAGAAGTTGAAGCGCTCGATCCGCCAGTTTCCGGAAGTGACGGGAACTTTGCGGCGAAGAAACTGCATATCGGCGCGAAGCTGAGCTTCGCTGGATTTGTAAAGGCGTGTATCGATTACACAAAGGAACAGACAATCGATAATATGCCGAAAAGTGAAATTGGTACGGGCGACTCCGCACAGATCGGCAGCTCGGGCGACTACGCCAAGATCGGCAGCTCGGGCTACTACGCCAAGATCGGCAGCTCGGGCAACTACGCCCAGATCGGCAGCTCGGGCTACTACGCCCAGATCGGCAGCTCGGGCTACTACGCCAAGATCGGCAGCTCGGGCAACTACGCCAAGATCGGCAGCTCGGGCGACTACGCCCAGATCGGCAGCTCGGGCAACTCCGCCCAGATCGGCAGCTCGGGCGACTACGCCCAGATCGGCAGCTCGGGCGACTCCGCCCAGATCGGCAGCTCGGGCAACTCCGCCCAGATCGGCAGCTCGGGCAACTACGCCAAGATCAATAGTACCGGCGAAGACTCCGTGATCTGCTGCGCTGGCAGCGGCTCTGTCGTAAAGGCAAAGGCAGGCAGCTGGATCACGCTTGCGGAGTGGGAATATTCCGACGAAAAAGGACGGTTCGCTCCGCGCTGCGTGAAGACGGAATATGTAGACGGCGAGAAGATCAAGGCCGATACCTGGTATCGGCTGAAGAACGGTGAATTTGAGGAGGTAAGGTAAATGGCAATCAAGAAACCCGCTGAACTGGATTTCAGCAACAAGAAATTCATGTGCATCATTTCCGGGCAGCCCGGATTGGGCAAGACGACACTGGCCCTTTCGGCCCCGAAGCCGTTTCTGTTCGACACGGACAATGGCATTGCCCGCGTCAGGCCGGAGCAGCGCGGCGTGACCTCCGTAGTGGAATCCTACGAGGAAATGCTTGGCGATATGGAGTCCGACGAGTACAAGGAATCGGAATCCGTCGTGATCGACACCGGCGGTATGCTGGTACAGCTGATGAAGGACTGGGCAAAGAAGCAGGACAGCAAGGCCACGAAGGATGGGCGCGCCATGTACGGCGTGATCAAATCCGAGTTCGACCGGCTGTGTTACCAGATCCGCGCAAAGGACAGGAAGCATTTGATCGTGGTGTTCCACACGACGGAACAGCAGAAGGGCGACACCATCCAGACGCGCCTTTCCTGCGAGGGCGGCGCAAAAGATATCGTCTGGACGCCTGCGGACTTCGGCGGCTATATGTTCATGATGGGCAACAAGCGCATGATCGGCTTTACACCGACAGACGAATACTTTGCAAAAGGATGCTTCGGTGTGCGCGGCGTGATGCAGCTGCCGGAGCTCAAGCCCGGCCAGAAGTCCACATTTTTGACGGATTTGTTCCGCAAAGCGCAAGAGGACATCAACGAACAGGCCGAGATCTATAGCGGCGAGAAAACCGCATATGACGTGGCGATGCAGGAAGGCCGCGCGTTCATTGCGCTTGTCGGAGATCCCGACACGGCGTTAAAGGCGCGGGAAGGGCTGGCAAAGATCCATCACGCTCTGACTAGCGCCGCCGAGCTTGGCGCAGAGTTCAAGCGCAAGTGCAAGAAACTCGGTCTGAAATACGATAAGGAGATAAAAGCCTATGTATTGGCTGACACAAAGCCTGCTAAGCAGCTGGAAGCACTTTCTTGATGCGGATGATGCGTATGCAGACGCGGCGCTGTCCTCCTTCCTCTCTACGCTTCGGCGTGAAGAGAAGGAAACAACGCAGGCGATGCAGGCTGGCATTGACTTCGAGGCGGCGATCAACAGCACGGTTGCGGGCGTACCAATTGAGCCTGTCAGCGAGAAATACGACCGGGCTGTAGCAAAATTTTCCCGCATCTGCTCGGGCGGTCAGCCACAAGTTCCGGTCGCCGGGCGGCTGCATGTATCGGGCTTGGATTTCCAGTTATACGGCGTCTGCGACTATGTAAAGGCTGGTGTGATCTACGATATCAAGCGCGTGCAGCGGTACGAATACGGCAAGTATCTGCACAGCCCGCAGCATCCGATGTATCTGCATCTGCTGCCCGGCGCGTCAAAATTTACATACCTGATCTTCGACGGCGCGAACACTTACGCGGAAACGTACCGGCGCGGCGATTTCGAGCCTATCGAAGATACGATTTCATGCTTTATCAACTGGCTTTTGGCAAACGGTTATATCAACGATTATTTTACACATTGGGAAATGAACACTGAAAGGATGGACAAGATAGATGGGATTTAAAGCAGTAAAGAATGATGGCGGTCTGATGAAGGCTGGCGATTATGAGTGCTATTTGAAATCGTGCGGCTACAGCGTAACGAAGAACGGAAACGAATGCATCAAGTTTGACTTCGTCGTCCGTGAGGACGTCGAGCAGGAATACCAGAAGAAGCACATCTTCAAGAACTTCTGGCCCGACCGCGACACCGGGGAGTACGACGCCGACAAGATCGGCAAATATGCAAATGCGCTTGGCATTGAGCCGGGCACCGATTTTGAACTTGACGATCTGGTAGGCCGCAACTGCATTTTGCACATGGAGCCGTTTGAGGGCAATGACGGTGTGACGCGCGACTGTATCCGGTATCTCAAGCCCAGCAAGGCAGACTCCTTTGTAACGCCCGCACCGGCCAGCGCAGAGGAGTTCAAACAGCTTGACGAAGGCGACGACGAACTGCCGTTCTGAGGGCTGAAATATGCCGAACAGAATTATTCGGGAAAGCATCTGCACAAGCGATAGCGTCGACAAACTCTCGTGGTTTGAAGAAGTTCTGTTTTATCGGCTCATTGTAAACTGTGATGATTTCGGACGCTTTGACGGGAGAGCGGCGGTAGTGAAAAACCGCCTCTTCCCGCTGAAAGAAAACCTCACGCTCAAAACTGTAGAAAATGCTCTTCATGGGCTGGCGAGTGCTGGATTGATTGCTCTGTATGTGTTTGAGGGCAAGCGCTTCCTTTACCTACCAACATGGGGCAAGTATCAGACGCAGCGTGCGAAGGTAAGCAAATTCCCGTCGCCTGATGACGGGAAACAAGCGGACGAAATCATTTGCAAGCAAATGCGTGCAGATGTTCCCGTATTCGAGAATCGAGAATCGAGAATCGAATTCGCTATTCGAGATGCGGAAGATAGCGCGGAGCCGCAAGCGGCATCCACGCCGCCAGCAATCTCTCTGCCGCTGAATGATGGAACGGGATATTCCGTTTCCGTGGAGCAATGCCAGGAATGGGCGGGCTTGTACCCTGCTGTCGACGTGATACAGCAGCTGCGGAACATGAGGGGCTGGTTGGACGCAAATCCGGCCAAACGGAAAACAAAGCGCGGGATCAATGCGTTTATTGTCCGCTGGCTGGCAAAAGAACAGGACAAGGGCGGAACACAGCCTGCACAGTACAGCCGCGCTGCAAAGCCCGGCTACGGTGTGCAGGGGCACCATGACCCGCTGAATCCGCTGGAAGAGGCTGCTGTCAACCGGCTGTTCGAGAAACCGCCGAAGGGCGCGGAGAAAATGCGGCACGGCATACAGGCCCACGGGGAGGAACTGTCTGCGTTCCAACTGGCGGCGATAGACAAAATGCTGAACGAGGAGGAGGACAAAAACAAATGAGTAAACCCAAATACATGAAAGGCGATTGCATTCGATCACTGGACGATTTGGTGCTGCAAGAAAACATCTTCTGGAACGGGAGAATTTGGAATCGAAAGTGGTTCATGAACCTAAGGAATGGAGGATATATGATAGACGCGAAGGAAATCGTGCAGGCGCTGCGGTGCTGCGCAGAGGGCGAGTGCAAAGACTGCGCCATGCATGAGGATAAGCAGCGCTGCCAAGAGAATTTATTGGACAAAGCCTCTGAAGCCATCGAGCGCCTGACCGCCGAGAACGCGAAGGCAGAAGCCGAGAGGGACGCGCTGCGGGAGAAGAAGCGGTGGATTTCCGTGACAGAAAAAACGCCAGAGTATGATATGCCGCAGCTTGCGCTAAATGCTGACGGGGAGGCACTCATTGCAAATTACGCATACGGCGAATGGTTTGATACATGGGGGCAAGACGTGGAGGTCACCCACTGGATGCCGCTGCCGGAAGCGCCGGAGGAAGGAGACAAGGCATGAGTAAAGCTGTTTTGCTTAGCATTCGCCCGGAGTGGTGTGAGAAGATCATCAACGGGCGGAAGACCATTGAGGTGCGCAAGACGCGCCCGAAGATGAACCCGCCGTTTAAGTGCTACATCTACAAATGCGGAAACGGCAAAGTCATCGGGGAATTTCTGTGCGATGAGATCAGCAACATTAACTTCGGCTGGCACATATCCAACCTCAGGATTTACGACACACCGCGCGAACTGCGGGAATTTTACGCTGTGCCAAATGAGGTAGAGGTAGCGCTCAAGGCAAAACCAAAGCCGATCACCCGCCCGCCGCAGAGCTGGCGGTATGTGGAGGAAGAGTTATGGAACGACTGACAAGTCCTAATATCAACGTAGACCCGGATACCGACCGATTCCTGCACGCCGCAATCGGCGGCAAGGAAATCGACTGGAAGCAGAGCCTGGACAGCACGCTCAACGTGCTGATCAACGGCCCGACGAGCAACGGCTTTGGCAAGGATATTTTCCGCAAGATGGCCCGCGATCTGTACGGACGGCTGAAAGCCTACGAGGACATTGCCGAGTTGTGCGGCGGGTTTGACCGCATCCGCGAGCTTGCCGAGGCCGACAAGGACGGGCGCGTCATTATATTGCCGTGCAAGGTGTACGAGACTGACGGGGTGAGGGTGTATGAGCACACGGTGCGCGAGGTCATCTATGAGACGGCAGGCGGCCCGGCTTTCGATAAAAATGCAATCGGGAAGAGCATATTTTTGACCCGCGCTGAAGCCGAGCGGGCTTTGAAGGAAATGGAGTAGCAGATGAAGAACAGATTGACGGTCAAACACGGGATGCTGTCCGACCTCAGAGCATACTTGAAGCAAAGTGGCTGGAAACTCGAAGAGCCTGTCGGCGAGTACGAGGTTCTGAGGGCACGAAATCCGAATTATCCGCGACCACTTCTGGTTCACAACCGGGCAGAACGCGGCGTTGGGTACAGCATCGACGGGCGCGATGCGAAGATTTACAGTGGATGGAAACGGAACCGCCGCAAGCGTGGCTTCGACCCAGACTGGCCTACGCAGGAAGAACGGACACGGTATTTTGAAGGAGTGGACGGAGTATGAGTTTCAGTAAGAAAAAGCGGGAAGCGGTCTATGCGAAGTATGACGGCCACTGTGCCTATTGTGGACGGGCTATCGAAATCAAGGATATGCAAGTCGATCATTTCAAGCCGCAACGTGCATGGAACGCCGAAGACGCAGGGACGGACGATATTTCCAACCTTATGCCGTCATGCCGAATGTGCAACCACTACAAGCGGGCAAATTCTCTGGAAACGTTCCGGCGCTATATCGCGGAAATTCCCAGAAAGCTCCGAGAAAACTACATCTACAAAGTAGGGGTCGTTTATGGGAATGTCATTGAGCAAGAGAAACCGATCACGTTTTACTTTGAAATGGAGGGAAAGGCATGAGCAACCAGGGAGTAATCCGTGGGACAATTGATGGACAGGAAAAGTATTGCAGAATCCCAATCCGTAGCCGCTTGTATGAATCCGTGATGGAAGATAATACGACGGAGCTTTCCTCGGAGGCGATTCTCGCCATGCCGCACGACAAGGCGGCTGCGGTGATTGATGCAATTATGGCGGACTGGCTCTACTGGCTCAAGAGAGCCGGGGAGTTGTGGGTACTGACGCGCAATTCCGCCGAGGAAACGGAGGGCAAGGCATGACCAGAAAACGCGCAAGAAAGATCCTCATGTCTATCGGCACGAGCCGGAACCATGCAAACTGGGGGCTGACGGCAAAGCCGCGCTGGAAGACAAACGCCGGTGTGGTATAGGACACGCTGGCGATCAAACTGTACGCGAAGCTGCTGCGGGCAAGAATGGAGGGCAAGAAGAATGGAAAAACGTAAAAACATGATGGATATGACGCCGGTCTGCGAGCGGTGTGGGAAGGTCGCGCCGGTGGACAACAAGCTATCGACTCCGAACTGGACAGTTTACCGGACAAAAGAGCCGTGCGAATGCGGCGGGAAATACACGGCGCGTGCGTTTTTGGACGACAGCGTGCTTTCATCGTTCGATAAGGAGGCAAACCATTCAAATGATCGCTGAGTATCTTGATAGGAGCAGTTTAGTTGCGCGGATGAAGTATTACGAGGAGCACACAACGGAAGAATCTGGTGAGCATTATGCGTATTCAGTTGCACTAAGAGAGATAAGAAACGCTCCCGCCGCCGACGTTGTGGAGGTGGTTCACGCGAAGTGGATTCCGTTCCATAGCGAAGCGGCAGGAGATATCCAGAATTGCTCGGCGTGCGACATCGGATTTGACGCGCGAATGGATTACTGCCCGCACTGCGGGGCACGCATGGACGGCTGGATGGAGGACGCAGACAATGGGTGATTTTGAGCAGATGCTGAACGATCTGTGCAAGATGAGCAAAGCGCAGCTTGTGCAAATGGTGAGAAACACGGACGAGGTGGAAATCGCTCTGAACATTTTCAAAAACGTGATGAAAGAAGATTACGCTA